ATATCCAAGGTTGTGTATCGCACAACTGATGAGTTCAACACAGAAGAAGAAGCCCGTCTGTGGGCTATGGCAAAGCGTGATAGATACAAAGAACTACTCGATGATAACAAGGTGGAGTACTTCTTCGAAGTAGAGGAGGTTAGTAATGTCTGAGCCTACGGTAGACTACTGGCGTGCTAAGGCACAGTTGTGTCAAGACCTAGCGATACTACAAGTACAAGATGAAGAGACAGAGAAGGAGGCAGGGATGAACCTTATGCGTATGGTCTACGCCCTGTCTATGGTAGATACATTCAACGAAGGAGGAAGTGATGACAACTGAGATAACGTGGTGGGATTCCACCCAAAGAATAAACTGGTAAACTTCTACGAGATAGCAACCAAGGAAGGCAACGCAGTATGGGGCGGGGAAGATCCGCACAGTGCAGTCCAATGGCTACGCCAATCACCTCTGAACTCACGCCTATTGGTCTCCTGCTGGGAAGCAGGGGAAGAGGATGCGCGATTGATAATTGAACCCATTGACATTACAAAGATTGTCTATGCAGTAATGGCAGGAATACAATGAGCCTAGTACTGGGTCTGATAGTGGTGCTGCTCATAGCCTATGTTCTAATAGTGTGGGAGGATAAGACAAATAATGGAGGCTAAGAATAAGAGAATGGTTGGTGCTGCTAACCAAGCAGTACGCCAACGCAACTACAGAAGGGCAAGAGACCGTGCCTTAGTGCGTCTTGCTCATCTTTACCCTGATACCTATAAGCAGTTGCTTGAAATGGAGAAGCAGACAGATGAACAAGAAGGTAAAACGTGGCTTGACCTTGACGGTAATACTATTCCTGTTGTCGGTGTTCGTATCCGCACATCAGACGGGCGAGGTGCCCCTGTCATCAAAGAGTACATTGATAAAGGCACGGACGAAGGCGACAATGGAGGAGAAGCGTGAGAACAGGGCACTTACAGTTAGTTACGCACGAGCACTCGGTTACAACAACAGTCAGATCAAGTGTCTGCTCACCCTTTGGACCCGTGAGAGCAGGTTTGACCACCTCGCAGATAACAAACGAAGCACGGCTTACGGAATTGCTCAACTCCTTGGAGAGCGTAGTAGCCAGCCTGAACTACAAATCCTTCACGGTATACGATACCTTGGTCATCGCTACGGAAAATCTGCGTGTCGCGCTCTCCAACATAGCAACAGACGAGGCTGGTACTGATACACTTTAAGTGCACCATTTCTTCGGGCGTAAAGAACCTCACCGCTACCCTTCCTGCGGTGGGGTTCTTTATTTGTCCGTAGAGTAGAAGCCTTTGCCTTTGAATGTAACAGGAGGAGAAGTCCACACACGTCTGAACTCATTGTGACAGTTGGTACAAATTATAGTCTCTTCAGGGTCAGTCATCTTGCGCTCTATCTGTCGCACATCACCACATCCTGGACATTCATAGTCATACATCATACGTAAGGTGACTCCCCTCCCATAAAGTTAAGTAGTTTACGCAAAGCATTACCGCATCTTCGATCTGCAGTAGAGATAGCACACTCTAGTACCTCACTCAACTGTTGCAGCGTATAGTTCTCGTGGTATCTAAGGCGTAGTATCTTCTGCTCATCTTCATCTAGTAATTCATAAGACTTCTTGATGTCAATGAGCGTTGCTAATAGGTTGCCACCCTCAGCAGGAGCAGAAGGTTTGCGTGGTGTGCCGTCATTGACTAGGTTCTGTGCCTGTTCAATGGCAGTATCATTGACCACGCTTGCGATTACATAAGGTAACAACTGTGCAATAGTGACAACATCATAGAAGGATTCATCATTGGTCTGGTAGCCAGAGCGAGTAGCCTTTTCTTTGCGGGCATAGCGTTCAATGGCACGCTTCATCTGCCAACCGATACGCCTTTGATTAGCCAAGCGCACTGCCTCATTCTCTTCCTCTAGTAAGCCATTGAAGTAAGAAGCACGTGTCATTAGCCAGGCGTATGCCTCTTGTGTCAGGTCATCACGGTCTACATACTTACGATAACGGCGATGAACAAGGGTTACTACACTAGGCACAATGTCATTGAGTATTGGATGAGGTTCAGTCACAGTCAGGTAGCACCAAATCTATAGTGTGTTGGATGTTAAGTAGTTTGATAGCAAGGAAGTCAATGTAATTACTGGCATCTGCTAACTCTTCGATCAGTTCTCTAATGGTATCTGAGGTAGTAAAGGACTCGAACTTCTGCCCCTTAGCGTGTGAGTACTGGTCGTGGCCCACACCCTTGACTCGCATAGCACGAAGAGATGCAAAGGATTCAATGAAGGATGTTAAGTCCTCAGTTGATACACCCAGTGCACGGTAGCCAGTAACTGCAGCGTGATCTACTAACGGGTTGGCTGCGGGCGTATCAGTATTGTCTGAGTCTTCCTGTCTTGGTGCAAGATGTGAAAGCCCATATGCTGCAAAGTCTGTAGCATTATGACCCATTCGTTCTCGGTCATCGTCATACATCACGCACCTCCAAATAGTTTTAACGATTCTTCTTTGCCGTGTGCAAGGTAGTAATCGTTAATGTCCATTGATGCAGGCAATGATACTATGCGTGAGTTCAATACTTCTTGTGAGACACGGCGAGAGAACTCAGCCCCAGGATTGGTGCCGTCCTCTTTGATATCGTTATCACCTACAATGTAGACGGTATCGTATCCAGTAAATAACTTAGAGAAGTGTGGCTTCCAAGCCTGCACTCCAGGCACACCCACTGCAGGTAGATTGATTAGACCTGATACAACTACTGCATCTAACTCACCTTCACATATAACAATGGCACCTGAATCAATAGTTATATCAGCAACATTAAACAGGTGAGCCTTCTGTCCTGTTGGTGCACCATACTTAGGCTTGCCATCATCTAACCTGCGAAACTTAACGCCAACACACATACCCAACGCAGTCAGATAGGGGATAGAAAGCCAGCCCGCGTGGTTTTCGTGACCATTGATAGGGTCAGTGACTAGTCCTAATGAAAACTGCAGAGCAACATCTTCAGAGATCCCACGTCCTTCGAGATACTCCAGCGCCTTTGCGTCCAGACTTTTGCTGTAATGTGTGACCGCTTCCAGCAACGATTTCGATTGCTCTTTTGAGTGCATCCTTAAACTCCAAGTTCTCTATTATCCCGACAACATTTACTGCGTTGCCACCCTTTCCACAGGTGTGACAAAAGAATAGGTTGTCATAGGTATTGATGACAGCACTACGCCTTTTGTCTGGGTGGATGCAACACCTAACAGATGCACTCCTACCCTCTCTTACCTCCCCACCGTAGTAGGTAACGATTGCTCCTATGGGGATTGTGTTTGCATCAACGGGACCTTTGAATTTTCCCGCTTTACGTACCCTGGACCAGTCTTGTGTTGACATACACACCCCTTGTAGTCGCACTTCTCGTGCCAGTTAGCAGCACGCTTGTAATGGGTAAGAGTATTCTCTTCTCCCGCTTTCATACAGTTAGAACAAATCATTAGAACTCCTTTAGTTCTGTTACTGGTACACGCCATCCACTGATGGCTTCATCCCTATACTGGGACGTTGCATACTCTTCAGGGTTGCACCAGCCATAGACTTCAACCTCTGAGTAGTAATCTTCATCAAGAATCTTTGTGCCTACTATGATCTTGCCGTTATCCTTATTCCAAAATGGAATTGAATCACGTGTGCGTACCGTACGTACCTCAAAGTTATTACCCACATCAGGCAACTTAGCCCGACGAGGATGTAGTTCATTGGGATACCACGGTACATTCCAAGCAGTATCAGTAAGAGATGCAACCGCCCACTCAGATACGTTGGCTCGCACATTGGCAAGAAGTTCGTGCTCTAAGTAGCCGTTCTTCTTACCCTCTGCATAGTTAGGTCTATCTACTGACCCATACTTAGCAAGCCAACGCTCTGTAGCAAGCAGCGTACAAACTCTTACTTCATCCCTGCTCAGGTGTACTATCATCATCTACTTTCTCAAAGGATTCTATAAGATCTAAATACTTCAGACGTGCTCTAGGTCTTTTCGTTTCCCAATCTTCACCTTCAGCAAAGATTGCTATTAAATATTCTGAATCAGAGGAATGGGTGTTAAAAGTATCGTAAGCATCATAGACAGAACCTGTTGCTTTACTCTTCCACTTTGCCATCTGTGTCCTCTTCTTCTGTAGTTGATTCTTCAACCACTTCTTCTACTGGTACTAGTATTTCTGTTGTTGTTATTTCTCCACCTGGTACTGGCATTATTGTTTCTCCTTAGTATCTATTGCTTGATAGTCTTTCTACCAAGCGTTCAAGAACTTTAACTTCTATCTTGAGTTCTTCATTTTCTTTCTGAAGTTTTTTATTAGACTTCTCAAGTCTGTCTATCTCCAACACCAATCCTGGGTTGTTATCTAAAATTGTAGTAACTCCATCAAGTGTCATTGCTTCTCCTTCAGCCATTGAGTCAGGTCTTGGATGACCCAAGCCTGATCTATTGATGCGTTGCGACGCTTAACTACAACATAAGACAGAGGGACTTCCCCGATACCTCGTGCCTTTGCGTAGTTAAGCGCCTCAACTTGTGCTTCTCTCCAGAACTCAGGCAGGGAAAGGGTCTGCCTGTTCTTGAGTTCAAGGATGTAGGTTTCTCCCGATATGATAACAACCATATCGCCCTCATCCTTTGCCCCAGCCTTAGTCAAACGTTCTGCCATAACTCCCGCACCGCGAAGCCATTTCATAACATCTGTCTCAAACTGAGAACCTTTACGTCCGTTCTTGTTAGCCATCA